GCGGCGTTCAAGCCGTACAAAACGTTTACTGAGGTTCTTATCCCCAGTGGCGTTACAGGGTACAATGCATGATAGTGGTTCCTGGCCCTGGTGACTTTTTTCAACTCACCCAACTTCCTTCCCCAGCGAAGAGATGGGTGCGTTATGACATCCCCACTGAGTATCGTTACTACGACTCAGAGGTAGGGTATTGGTTTGTTCACAAGAAACATTTGATGCAAGTCATTGAATTATCATATAAAGCCACCGGGCATGTTGACTGGTCAGCTCTTCCGCCTTATCTTCAAATAGAAGCAGCGCGAGAGAAGGAGAACTGGACTGTGAACAAAAAGACCGCTACCCCACCTCTTACCCCTAGCATGATTCTTAGGGATGCCTACACAACTCTACATCTCCTTCCTAGTGCTCCTGACAGTGTTTTGTCTGCTGTTTGGCGCAGCCTTGCCCGAGTATCCCACCCGGATCAAGGTGGCGATCCAGAGGACTTCCGCCGTTATAGTGAGGCGTATGACCTCATTAAGGAGAAGAAGAAGTGAGCGACATCCAAGAGATTCTCAAGAAGAACCGTCTTCTCAAGATAAGTCGCAGTGAACGTTTCACAGAAAACCAGGAACAGGACGTTTCGAATAAAGCTTCTCATGTCAAGCGTATCCTCGGAGGCGAGGATAGTGGCGATGCAGCTCCTATTGCACTTACCCTTATAAAAGACACTTACTACAACATGCTCTCCACATACAAGGGCAAGTTCGTATCGCACCCCGTAGCCATGAATAAGAAGAGCCTAGCTCTTTGGACCCGAGTAGAAAGCTGCAGAGCACAGGCTGACTGTGACGCAGACCGCTACTTGAAGGCACAGTTCGTATATTTCGACAAGACCTTTGGGAAGGCTCCTGCAGTTGAGCAGCTTGCCACAGAGGGTGCTATCGACCGTGCGCTTGAGTTTACCGGCTCCACCAAGGGCCGAGTCCTGGGAAACATCCGTAAAGTTGATGTTTCTAAGGCAGATATGTTTCGCGAATGCGAGAAGACACTTCAGCGGATGATGGCGGCACAGGGCTGCAACCGAGAAGAGTTCTACCGCAGATTCGTATTGACAGGAATATTCGGCCTCCCTGACGACTTCTTGAGGGCAGATCCGACATACCAGAGGGTAAAAGCAGAGTAGCCTCTTGCTTTTTGTGGAGAGGGACTTATAGTGAGGGCACATGTCTGACGTAGAATTCGCGGTAACAGAAGATTACCAGTGCAAAGTGTTGGCCTACATGCTCCAGAACCCAGAGTTCTGTGACGTAGTGCGCGACCATATGCAGGTGGAGCATTTCAACAATAAGACGTTGCAGTGGTTCTTCACTGCAATTGCCCAGTCTGGGCACCACCTCACCCCTGTAACTTTGCGGGAGGAGATGATTCGGGCTGCCAACGCCAAGTCCATAAAGCAAGAAGAGATTGGCAAATTCATACAGACCTTTGATATTGTCAAAGAGCGTGTGCTTCCAGTAGAAGAGGACTACATCAAGGACAAGGTAGGCATGTTCATTCGTGCCCAGTCCGTGAAGCAGGCCCTCATGGATTCCGTGGAGCTAGCCAAGGCTGAGCAATGGGACGATATTGTCGGCATGATGCAGGAAGCTGTGGCCGCAGGCATGAACCTGGATGACCAGGGCTACGACTATCTTGGTGTGGTTGCAGAGCGGATCTATGACCGTGCCCATGAGCGTGTTCACCGTAAGATTCCTTCAGCCATTCCAGACCTAGACGCTCTCACCTTTGGTGGGATCAAGCAGGGGCAGATGGGCATGATCGTAGGCGGCACAGGGCGAGGTAAGTCTATCTTCTTACAGTGGCTAGCCAGTGCAGCTCTCCTTCTAAATAAGAAGGTCGTGTACTTCACCTTCGAGCTAGGCAAGAGAGACATCGCAGACCGCTTTGACTCCATGTTCGCTGAGGTAAAGCCACAAGAGCTAAACGACTACCAGACCCAGGTTCTCGAAAAGATAGAAAACCTCCACTCTACCTACGGCAAGAGTCTGCTTATTCAGCACTACCCTGCTGATACAGCCACCATCAACACCCTCAAAGAGTTTTGTAGAGCCCGCTCACAGGAGGGCATCGTTCCAGACCTAATCATCATCGACTATCTGGATCTGATGAAGCCACACAGAGAGTACCACTCCGAGCACGCCGAGATTGACGCCATCACTAAAGGCATCATTGGCTTCGCTGCGGAGTTTGATGTAGCCGTATGGACAGCTACACAGCTGAACCGAGCCGGAATGGTGTCAGAGACACCGGATGAGGCAGGCATGGCTGGTTACGTTGGTAAGCAGTACCACGCCGATATCGTGCTGTGGCTAGCCCAGACCAAGGAGGAGAAGGAAGAAGAACTCATGCGTATCTGGGTGTCCAAGAACCGTAACGGCCCATTTGGTCGCACGATTCATCTGGAAACCAACTACTCCTACATGAAGTTCTACGAGCGCTCTGTAGCGAAACCAGATGAAACCCAGGCAAAGGCAACCAAGGTACTCAAGAAGTCTACCAAGGAGGCTAAGGCCAAGAAGGCAGCTAAGGACTCGGCTGCGGCTGCAGAAATCAAAGACGACCTAGCAACCGCTCTACTAAACGCAGTAGGAAAAGACGATGACTGACCTAACAGCACATAGCGAGAAGATCGTATGCAGCTTCTGTCAGCAACCCAGTACTGTCCTCAATAAGGCAGTCCTCTCCGTAGAGACTGGTAAAGCTATATGTACGCAATGCCTCGCTATAGCGGAGCAAGCAAGCGATATGGTCCCTAAGGGTGCCGTGAAGTGCCTGTCGTGTAAGCACTACGATGGCGTAAGTGTTGAATATGACAAAGCAACTGTCCGATGGGTATTCTCTGGGATAAACAAGGAAGGGACGGTAGGCTATCGAGTCACGGCAATAGCGGGATCCTGGGATCTCAATTCGATCCCGAAAAAAGCTACCTGCATCAAATGTTTCTGCCCCATACCTATTGCCAACCTCAAGTTGTCGCCTTATATAACACCTACGAGGAGATGAGTATGAGCAGGAATATGAAACACCGAAACCCCTGGCCCGATGAGCCTTTCCGAATTGACTACGGTTCCCCCGAGTTCACTCTTGAACATGGAGGTGAGCGCACGAAACGCGTCCTTCACGAGGCACAAGCCGCTGGCTACTTCGACTGCCCCGACAACATGAAGGTTTCCATATGTCTGCGGGTCAGCTTCCAAGAGGCTGGTGAGTTCCAACATAATCGAACCGCCTGGCACTACGACAGGGCGTACCGTGGCTGGGTCTACATCGACGGAGAGAGCCCCGCAGAGGTCATGGTGGACGCTAAGGAAGGCCCCTTCACTGACACCCACAAGGACCCTGGCGGAGACCCGTTCAACATCGAGCCCATCCCCAAGGCTACGTGGGTCGGACATGCGCTGCTGTGGCACCGCTGTCCGGTACAAGCGAAAGCCGGTTGGCGATACTTCATCCGTGTCCTCTGGAGCCCCTCAAGCCCCTCCAACAAGCTCACGCAGGAGGTTGGTCCGGTGCCTCGTCGAGAGCCGCGAGAAGAAACGCTGAAAAAAGAGAACACACAGTGGGGCTACCCACTGGACGCGCCAGATAATGTCGCGGACCCACGGGTGAAGAAATGAAGAACTACGCAAGACCACTGGCAAACATATTCTTCGCGTGGCTTATAGGACTGGTTGTCCTTTCTATCATTGTCCTTGTGAGTGTTTTCGTCACCCTCCTGATTGTCCACACCTTTGGTACGTCGGCGCCTGTGGCTGCAGGCGTATTCCTGGCGGCCAGCGCTGTGATTGCAGCGGTGTTCTACCAGCTGTTCTTTGACGGGGGGTTCTGATGGCTACCTATAGCGGAGAGACAGAGAAACGCAACGCGGCAACGGAAATGGGAATCGCGGAAGACCAAGTCTTCCTAAAGACCAAAGACGACGCTGGCTTCTCTAACACACTCTACATGTCGCCGGAATCCGCGCGGGAGATGGGGCGATACCTCATCGGACTCGCGGACCTCATGGACCCTATCAAGGACACAGGCCCCAAAGAGGGCGACCCGTGCTCCTCGGGGATGGGCATGGCTAGCAATAAGCGGGGGTTCTGATGTTTGAAGACAAGGATACACTACTACAGGCGTGCGGCGGGCGATGGGGGGACTACGAGATTTCGAAGACCCACCTCGGGCTGCATATCGTGTTTTTCTGGTCGTGGGCGCTGCCGCTCTATGGGGTGCTGTGGCTCTTGTCGAGACCATTCCACTACCTGGGGGAGCTGGCTGAGGTGGTTTTCCAGACCTGGAAGATGAACCAAGACCCACCACGTAGAGACTACGTACACGATTTTGATGAGCTTTGGGGCTCTGCTGAGGGCTGCTGGGGGACCTGCTGTAAGGAAGACGAGGAACGATTCGACTCTGAGGAGTTGGCTGCGATGGTTTCGCAGGCCTACTACACGGACGAGGAGGGGGTAGACCATCGCCTCCACCGCTTCAGTAAAGGCGAGAGAGTCCTGTTCTTCGGTGAACTCTATGAGATCTATTGCTTGGACGAGCCCTCTTATATTTTGCGCAAGCCAGATGAGGGCGCTATGTCGAGTGTTTCGGCCTCGGAAAATGACCTGGAGATGGTCAATGACTGATAACCTACTGACTAAAATCATCATGGGAGTCCTTGGGTTGGCTCTCTTGGCGGCTTGTGTGGTGTTCGGGAATGGCTGCGGCGAGGACTGGGATCCAGGCTTCTTCTGTAAGGGAAGCGGGGACGAGCCTGTTCTCATGGCTGGTTCCCAGACCCAGTCGATAGTCAATGGAACTCCAAGCATCGACAGACGTGCCACGGTGCATGTCTCTACTGGCTGCTCTGGTGTCGCTATGGACCCTTATGTGGTGCTCACGGCTGCTCATTGTGTGTTTCCGGGGGAGATGACTGTAGGGCTTAGCCCCAGGGGCTACCGTATAGCGGTAGACGATATCTACGTCCACAGAGCCTACGAGGGGTGGCCTCACTGGGACATTGCTGTACTGCACCTAGCAGAGCCTATTGAGGGTCCGTTCCCTGTTGGGATCTACGACCCTGCTGAGGGTGGCTACGCTCCTGACCTTCGATACTATTGCTCTCACCTGGTCGCTCAGGGTTGGGGGAAAACGGGAGACAATCCTCCTGGGCTCTACGAGCTAGAGTATGAGGTGGGCACCGCCACCTTGACCACTCTGGTTACTGCGGCATCAGACGACCCAGCTACCTCTGCTGTCTGTAATGGCGACTCTGGCGGCCCTCTGTATGCTTACACCTACGACCGAGAGGTTCCTGGCAAGATCAATATGTGGGTGGCTGGTATCGCAAGCACGGGTAGCCCTGATGGCTGCGTAGGACGAGGGGAACATGTGTACCTTGAGAACATGTCTCCGTGGCTTAGAGAAGTACGCTACTGCCTGAATGGTGGAGAAGACCGTCTTTGGGACTTCTACGTTATTGGCGGAGGCGGCTACAGAGGCTCCAGTTGTGAGGAACTAAGGAAATGAAAAGGCCTAAAGCAGAACCTGGATTGCCCCCTTGCCCATCATGTGGTGCTGAGGAGCGCTACCGCTTGGGGACCAACTACGCCCGCTGCCTAGTCTGCGGGAAAACACATAAGGACGTAGAATAATGCCTTGCACATATTACTCGCCTGCGGAAGAGAGGGACATAGCTGATAAGAAGCTGGTCTCTACCACGAGGCGCATGAACAGGTACAAGCGAGAGCTTGACAAGGTTACTCGACTTCTCTGTGAGATTGTCGGAGAAATAGAAGGCGATGGTTACACCTTCAACAAGGAAGTGACCGCATGGTGGGAGAAGCACCAGAAGATGGATGCTCTCCGAGAGAAGAAAGAGAAGAAGAAATGAAAATACATAAGACAGAATACTTCGCAGCGTTTGGCTTCATCGCCGCGCTATCCTTAGGACTCATGCTTGCTGCTTGGGCAGCGGCCTGTGGCTGATACACTAAAGCATTTCAAGAGGCCCCAGGCTGAGACCATTCCTGGGTTCGCTCCTCCTACTAAGGAAGAGCAGAAGAAGACGTAAATGTCAAGTAACATCCGCATCCTCCGTAAGGTTCGAGAGAGCTTTGACTACACGGACTACATAGAAGCCAACTGCCAGGTCAAGTACTCTGGTAACGGCGAGTTGCGGATAAACTGCCCTGACTGTGGGGACCAGAAGTTCAAGTTCTATATCAATGACGAGAAGAAGTATTTCAATTGCTTCAAATGCGATTTCAACTCTGGTTCAAAAGACGTATTCGATTTAGTGGCGGCCATAGAGGGTATCTCTAGGGCTGCTAGTATGATGAAGCTTTGCCGGGAATACTCAGAGACTGCCCCCAGCTGGCAGCACATCATTGAGCAGTGTAAGGTGCTTGAGGTAGAGGAGGAGGTGCCCAACACCCCCACTGACCTGAGATACCTTAGGAACATGCCAGCGGGCACCTACCCCATGGAAGACCCCACAGACGCTACACAGGCCCCCTTCTGGGCCTACCTGAGAGACAGAGGGTTCACTGACCAAGAGGTCAGAGACACCAAAGCACATTGCGTACCAGCCGAGAGCCTAAAGATACATGATAGAAACAGAAAGATGCGTGGAGACGTTGGACATCGAATCTTGTTCCCCGTATATGGAGGAGACCACAAGCTGGTTTCATGGCTCGGTCGTTCAACGGATGGCAGGGAGCCTAAGTATTTTAATGCTCCAGATAGCGAGGCTTCTCGTACTCTGTGGCCTTACGTCCCTTGCCGTGGTAATCGTGCCGTTGTTGTTGAGGGACTTATTGATGCACTGGCTGTTAGGCGACACGGACTAAGCTCCTACGCCACGCTGGGCAAGAAGATTTCCTATGACCAAATCGCCCTTCTAAAGAGCTGGAACGTCACGTCAGTCGTGTTGTTCTGGGACAAGAAGGACGCGAAGAGGGAGATGGTCAAAGCCATCGACACCCTCAAGACACATTTCGACGAGGTGCTGGTCCCAGACTTCTCTGGTTGGCCAACAGACAAAGACTCGGGCGATACGTTATCCTGGGAAGAGGGTTCACTTCTTCTCAAGGATATGTTGACTAACCATTTGATTGATGTAAACTCTATGGAGTTCGCAACCTGGCAATTGTAAGAGGGAATATGAAGAAGTTACTATTGATTGCGCTTTTAGTCGGCTGTGGGGGAAATGTTCCGCAGGCTACCACTACTCCTGACCCTGCTGAGCAGGTTGTTCAGGATGAGGAGAACAGTTACATCGGAGTGTTGGACGCGCTCTACGGGATCGTTGAAATGAACCCTGAGACGTTCGCTGCGTTCTGCTCTGAGATTAACGGCATTTTCAACATATCTGATGAGTTCTCCACCTGTCTGGGGACGGATGGTTCGGGCTTCGCTCTCAGAACCGCTAATGGTGTATCCGTTGGTGCTGCTCTCCTTGTTCCTGCAGAGCACGGACAGGATCTGGCCGATGCTGTAGTGGAGGCCGTAGGCTCCCCTGAGGTCTACGAGGGTGCTGCTGTTTGGGATCTCACTGAGCACTCTTTGGTCATGGCACCTCTCCCTAACGGTATGTGGTTGTTGGTCTTGGAAAAGGCAGGAACGAGTTTGTAATGGAGTTTACCCTACTGCCCACCATAAGGTTTATGAGAATCTCGGGACAGGCTGTCTTGCCTTCTAAGGCACACTTCGATGATGCGTGCTTTGATTTGTACGCATCTGAGAATAGGTCCATTTGGGGAGGCCGCACCGCGCTCGTATGTACTGGGTTCAATATAGCCATTCCCGAAGGGTATGTCGGTCTTGTGTGCTCCCGCTCTGGGATGTCTGCTAATAAGGCCATATTCGTGTTGAACGCTCCAGGAGTAATTGACGCGGGTTACCGAGGGGAGCTAAAGGTCATCCTCCACAACCTGCATGAGCGTCCTTTCGAGGTAGAGATTGGAGATCGCATTGGGCAGCTCATGCTACAGAAGGTGCCAGAGTGCATGGTACAGGAAGTGGAAAGCTTTGATGACACCACTCTTAGGGGAGAAGGCGGCTTCGGCTCAACAGGACAATGAAAGAGTTAGACAAAGAGTGGAAACCCTATGATCGCCTAGGTCATATTGACGAGGATCGCTTGAGTGACAAGCTAGCTGCTCGGGCGCGTCTTGCCCTTCCAGGCGAACCTTTGCCTGCCAGGTGGGTATACAAGACTCCTGAAGACTTCTGTGAGAGGTTTGGGGACGAGCCCCGTTGGGCACTTACGAAGAGCTACCACTGCTATTTCGTCAGAGGCCAGCACATGTTCAGGATATGGACAAACGCAGACACGCCCTATGCGTGGATTGACCTATCCTCCATACTGCTAACGCCTTTGAGTCCATATCTGGACTACGAGGAGATTCCAGAGGGCAGTAGGTACAAATGTCGCCCACTTTGTTTCCGTGCGCGGTTGACAAGTGAGGGAGACGTGGATATATTAGTGAAGCTTATTCGCAGCCTGTACGGGCTGCACCAGTAGGGGATTTATGGGTTGGATAGTTAACAACTTCAAGTGCAAAGCTTGTGGGCACGAGTTTGAAGAACTCTACAAGAAGGGTGAGGAGACGGACATCATTTGTCCTGAGTGCGAGTCTGATCAGATTAGGCCCCTGCTCTCCACCCCTAGACTGAGCACATACGAGATGGCAGACAAAGAGGGCAAGGCGGCTATACTCCGCAAGCGCTCCGCTGACCACACTAAAGCACAAGTTATGAAGGACGCCGATCGGTTCGGCGGCCACGGTATGCAGCGTCGGCACGATTACAAGACTGGTAAAATCAAGTGAACCACCCAGCAGTAGGAATAGTAGTTTTGTTGTTGACCAGTGGTGCTCTCTCTGGCCTTGCTTTCTATCTCGTAAAAGAGTGGAAAAACGGTACGTGGAAAGATGATTAAGGGTTGGAAATACGATGTGATCAACCAGGTTGCTTTCAGTAAGAAGGAAGGCCTGGACGACTCTAACTTGTATCTTGTCCACACTCCTGAGGAGTGGAAGGCTTTCTTTGAAGTCTTGATGAGCAAGAAGCAGGTTGCGTGTGACACAGAGACCAGCGGTTTCCGTTACTATGATAACGACCGCATCGTTGGTATGTCATTCGGCTGGGGCAAGGACCACTTCTACGCTCCTGTCAGGCACGTAGACAACTACCTAGTCGGCCCCCAACCGGACCAGCTGGATATGGACGTTATCCGTCCCGACCTACAGACCTTCTTCGCTCAGCAGGACAAGTTCACGATCTGGCACAACGCCAAGTTCGATATGCACTTCTACAAGGCTGATGGCATTGATGTCAAGACTCCGTTCCACGACACCATGTTCCTGTGGCATCTACACGACGAGAATGCCCCTGCAGCCCTGAAGAGTATCTCCTCCGGTTGGACGGACACCATGAAGCAGCGCCACAAGGGCTTGTTCGGCCCAGAGGCAGCGAGCATGGAGAAGAAGCTAAGCAAGTGGCGTGGTGAAGAGGCCAAGGTACACAGGGATCGCTTCCGGGCGCTTGTGATGTCTCGTGCAGACGCCCTGCAGACAGAGCTGGCCCACCAAGACAAGAAGCGTGCTGCTCTAAAGCGGTGGATTGTAGAGAACGAGCTAGCCAACCACCCTGATAAACAAGTTCTGAAGGATGATATCCACTATGGGTTCGTTCCTATCGAGATGATGACAGAGTATGCAGCCACAGACACGTTCCTAACGCGGGCTCTGTACGATCACCTTATGAAGAACCTCGATATGACCCAGGCTCTTGCCAAGGTGTATATCAATGAGATCAAGCTCTGCAAGATGCTCTTCGAGGTTGAGGAACAGGGCGCTCTGATTGACCGTTCGTACCTCAAGAACCTAGAAGAGGAGATCAAGACAGAGTGCGATGAGTCTCGCACCAAGATCCACGAGGTTCTAGGCCCTATCAACCTCGGGTCGGCTACGCAGCTGACAGAGGCGCTGGAAAGCCAGGGAGTTGTGCTTACCAAGCGCACCGGCTCTGGTAAGTTCTCCGTGGACAAGAGTGTTTTAAAGACCCTCGCCAAAGAGTACCCTATTGTGGACGACATTCTCTTCCTTCGTGGCTCAGAGAAGATTATGAATACCTACGCTATCGGTATTCAGGATAAGTTGACGCAGGACAACCTTATCCACATGAACTTCAACCAGAACGTGACCACGGGGCGAATGAGCTGCCGTGAGCCCAACGTACAGAACATCCCGCGCGGTGATACACGTATTCGTAAGGCGTTCATCGTGCCTCCCGACCACTACTTCATCTTTGCTGACTATTCGCAGGTCGAGGTGCGCCTAACGGCCCACTTCTCTGAGGATCCTCTCATGTTGGACGCCTATGCGAAGAATCAGGACGTTCACACACGTACAGCCTGCGAGATGTTCGACCTGGACTATGACGAGACTATGCTTGTGCTAGCAGATGACGAGCATGAGCACTACAAACAGTTCAAAGAGTATCGTAACGTTGCTAAGACCATCAACTTCGCCATTATCTATGGTGCGGGCGCTCCTGGTCTAGCAGGGCAGATTCCCCGCCCAGAGCGCTACATCAACTCTCCAGAGAGCGTGTGGGTGGAAGCTTGCCAGGGTTTCATTGACCAGTACTTCCACAAGTACCGAGGCGTGAAGCGTTTCGTGAACCGTTGCAGCCGTATTGCTGGTAGGCACGGTGAGATTCCCAACGCCTTCGGACGCATTCGGCATTTGCCCCATGTGAACGCTGTCAAGATTATGGGAGAAGAGGGCAAGTGGATGGCTGGACGAGCCAAGCGCCAGGCCCCCAACTTCGTGGTTCAGTCCACCGCTGCGGACATTTTCAAGTTCGGTGCGGTCAGGGTTCACGAAGAAGTGTTCAAAAACACAAAAAGTTCGATTGTTAACCTTGTGCATGATGAGATTCAGTCTTATGTTCACAAAGAAGAATTACACCTACTAAATAAGAAGCGGGACGTGATGGAAGACTTTGACTTCCTAGTACCCCTAAAGGTAGAGTTTCAGTACTCAACTACAAGTTGGGCGGAGAAGAAGGACATCGCAGCATGAGGGACCCATTATGGAAGACGTGACACCAGAGCTATTTGACGTATTTACGATTGGGGACAATACTTTCCCTAATCACTCCAGGGAGCACCTGGATCTTCGGAGCAAGCCCATTCAGGACGCTTTCTTCGAGCAGGCAGAGCTGTACGCCTGGTACGCCACGGCCCAAGAACTGGCCATGGACGTAGAGGCTCGGCTCAAAGAGGAGGTCGCGCGGGTGTATGCTCGGCTGGACCACCACCACCGTTCGGCTGGTAAGGCGTCTGGGGTCAAGATGACCGAAAAGATGACCGAAAACAGCGTAATTACCGACCCACAGTACGTGAAAATCCATGGCGAATATTTGGATGCAAAGCGCAATACAGGCTTGCTAAAGGCTTCGAAAGAAGCTATGATACATCGTAAGGATATGTTAATCCAGATGGGTGCGAATTACCGCGCTGAAGGACAATCGGATATATCCATTAAACAAGCAATGATAACACAAGGAAACAAGTAAAATGTCAATTCTAGATAAAGTACGAGCACAAAAAGAACGAACTCAGGAACAGCTTTCAAGAGGAGGTGGCCGATCAGCCGCCCGATTCTGGCGACCAGAGAACGGGGACAACAAAGTTCGAGTGATGCCTCAATGGAAGGATGATCTCGATGGTCAGTTCTGGCGCGAAGTTGCCCAGCACTGGAATGTTGCAGATGACCAGAAGGGACCAGTTCTGTGTCCAAAGGAAACACCAGACCTTGAGGGGACTTGTCCCGTCTGTGAGTTGGTGCAGTCCTTACGTGCAGACAAGTCCAATACAGAAGCACAGAGGCTCGCTAAAGATATGCGCGCCAAGAAGACTTACTTTCTCAACGTGGTTGTTGAGAAGGATCCAGTCCACACGGCTCAGGACGTTGCTGAATTCAAGCAAAACCGTCCAGATGCCGATTGCCCTTTCAAGGTTGGTTCTCCTAAGATCCAGATCTACGCTTGTCCTCTGACAATCTTCGATCAAATCCTTGGAATCATCCACTCGTCAGGTCAGGACATCACTGATTTGACAAACGGTCGCGGTATCCGTATCAACAAGATCCCTAATAAGGATCGCTTGAAGACTCGCTACGAGGTCTACCCAGACCTTGATGCCTCCGACACGGGTTACACCGATCCAGTTCTTCCAGCACTCGACAAGGTAGGGTTCACGCTCGACCGTGACGGGATGCTACAGCTACTTGACGGCGGACGTGCAGCTGAGTTTGTTCTCGGCGCAGGTCTCGGCACCGCTCTTCCTGCCTCTGTTCCTGCCCCAGCGGCAGCGCCAGAAGCAGAGAGCGCACCTGTCTCCTCTTCCGACTTGGAAGAGCAAATGCGACAGGGCCTTAGCAGTTAGGTGAGGGGTCAGCAGGGGGCCGTCTTTCAGGTGAGAGGCGGTCCCTACGCTGCGTTAGGAGGAAACTATGGAACAAGCAGAAAAGCTTAAAGTCCGTGAGCAGCTTATGAAGAAGCTCAACAAGGACCACGGCAAAGGCACTATTGGTGTCTACAATCAGATGGTGCAGATTGGCGTAGAAGCTACGTCTACTGGCTCTCTGGGACTTGACGTTGCGCTCGGCGTAGGCGGATGGCCCAAGGGACGTATCGTAGAGATCTACGGAGCTGAGTCTTCTGGCAAAACAACGCTGACCCTGCATGCTATTGCAGAGGCTCAAGCAGGAGGCGGCCTTGCAGCATTTATTGATGCAGAGCACGCTCTCGACCCCGCATACGCCGAATCTCTTGGCGTGAACATGGACGACCTTGTGCTGTCTCAGCCCGACAACGGCGAGCAGGCACTCAACATCGCAGCCGAACTGGTAGCCTCTAATGCTTTTGACATTGTGGTTATCGACTCAGTTGCAGCGCTCACCCCTATCAAAGAGATTGAGGGAGAGGTCGGAGACTTCCACATTGGGTCGCAAGCCCGCATGATGAGCCAGGCTCTTCGTAAGCTTGCCAGCCCCGTGCATAAGTCAAAGACAACCCTGGTGTTCATCAACCAGACTCGCGTCAAGATTGGCGTCATGTTTGGGAACCCCAACACTACTTCGGGTGGTAACGCTCTGAAGTTCTACGCCTCGTGTCGAGTGGAGATCGCTCGTACAGGTACGATGAAGAAGGGCGAAGACTCTCTTGGTTGCCGCACTCGTTGCAAGGTAGTCAAGAACAAGGTCGCTCCTCCCTTCAAAATCGCAGAGTTTGATATTGTCTTTGGTGAGGGTATCAACCGGGCCGGTGAGGTCTTGGATGCTGCCATTGTGCTGAAGCTTGTAGACAAGGCAGGTGCTTGGTATTCCCATGATGGGAACAACATCGCTCAGGGCCGGGATGCTGCAGTAGTGTGGCTGAAGGAGAACCCTGAGATCTATGCCTCAATCGAGTCTACGGTGCGTAAAGAACTGGGATTGGTGAAATGACCGAGGAAACTCCAGAACTGACAGAGAAAGAGGTTGAGGTTACTGCCTCATCCATTGCTCAGTCTATCAAAGACCTATGCGCGGATTCCACTAAGAGTGACCGCAACCAGACCCTTTCGAACCACAAAGCCACCTTGAAGATGTATGCTCAGCAGGAGCGTGCCCTCACCAAGAACTATGGCGTAATTAGAGTGGAGAAGAAAGATGACTGAGCCTTTTGAGTTTCTAGTCTTCTCAGACTTCCATGCCCATAACTTTCCTTATGGTGCAACTCGGACCCAGATTCCTGGGCTGGGAGGGCTTTACAACTCAAGGCTTGCCGATAGTGCGGCGGTTCTCGATGGAATACTAAAGCACGCTATAGACGCAGGCATAAAGAATGTCGTGTTCTGTGGCGACCTGTTCCATCGAAGAACCTCCGTGGCTACGGATGTTCGCCATGTGGTAGTCGATAGGCTACACAAGTTTGCGGACGAAGATATTCACTTGCATATGATCCCAGGCAACCACGACATGGGAGACCGTAAGGGTAACTACCACAGTCTCGTGGGCCTTGGAGAGCTTAGCGAGTTCGTACATGTTCATACGAGCGTGTTCAAAACGTCTTCTGACGGGGCCGACTTCATCTTTGTCCCCTACACCGACAACAAAGAGGAAGCCAAGATTATGCTCCAGGCCGCTGGAGAACTGGCTGATACGAGTGCCCAGCCTGCTATCCTGTTCGCCCACCTAGGCATGCAGGGGGCAGTAGTAGGAAGTGACTATGTTCTCATCAACGAATCTGATATCCAGGTCCCTGATGTTCCTCACGATAAGTTTGCTGCCTGCTTCTTCGGGCACTTCCATGAGCACCAGCAGCTGTTCGCTAACGGTTGGTTCGTCGGAGCCACCCACCAGCACAATTGGGGAGATGCTTACGGAAGCCGAGGCTATTTGCATGTCAAGGTGAAAAAAGGTAGAGTAGATTTCCAGCAGATCCCGACTATGGCTCCCGATTTTGTAGTCACCAGAGACGGCAAGACTTCCAAGGGAGAGCTGTCAATGATGAAGCAGAACGACTTCGTCAAGAACATCACAAAAGAGAAGTATCTCGACCGTGAGGAGCTTAGAGTGAAGTGGGGACTTGACAATCCTCCAGAAATTGTTATAGATACAGAAGAGGAAGAAACAGAGTTTACACTTGACGCTTCGCAGCTAAGTCCTGCGAATGTGATAGTGGAGTGGGTGAATCGAAAGTTGCCCGAGGGATTAACAGAAGAAGAAGTGCTGCTTGAGGGCAGCGATATATTGAAAGAGGTTGGACTATGAGCGGTAAAACAAATGGCGTAAGCCTATTAGTGTCAGATAACCACATCACCGTTAATGCTGATGTTGAGTTCGCAATTGAGGAGAGGGGCGACATTCCAGCTGCTCATATCTCCGATGTCATCTACCAGCTGATCCTGGACGGCCTGCGCAAGCACGAGAAGGCTGCCTTAGGTCCCGGTAGCTACAAAGCTATGCTCACGTTTGTAGCGTCCGGTATGCCTCAGGAGGCTCCCCAGGCGGCTATCCTTAGCGAGGAAGTTACTGTGGATGTTGTAGAGGACGTTACAGTAGAGGACCAAGCAGGAGATCTCGTAGACGAGATGCTAAGCGATGTTGTTCCAAACACTGAAGATAAGTAACTTCGGTAGCATAGGGGAGATGGAACTCCCCCTCGCGGACCAGGGGCTAGCGCTCATCATGGGCAGGAACGAGGACGCACCAAAAGCTGATAGCAATGGTGCGGGCAAGTCCTTGCCTTTGGATGCGTTCACCTGGGCGCTGTGGGGGAATACCGTGCGAGGGTTCGGCTCTGACGAGGTTGTAAACAACCGGGTAGGGAAGAACTGCAAGGTCACAGTTACACTCTCTGAAGGGAAGAACCAGTATGAGGTCACTCGTTATAGGCGTAACCAAGAGGACAAGGAACACAAGCCCAACGACCTAATCCTCCTGTCCAACGGAGAAGAGGTTTCTGGCGCGTCTATGTCTGACACCCAGACCATGATAGAGGAGATCCTAGGGCTCGACTTCATTACGTTCTGTGCCATGATGCCTGGGGCTGGGATCAACGTAGCAACCATGACGGATGCTGAGGTGAAGTCCCTGCTGGAGAAGCTGCTGCGCACTGAGGCGCTAGGAAAGGCCTCTGAAGAGGCCAGGAAGCGTCACAGAGAGGCCGAGAAGGGCCTAACGGTAGCAACTACCAAGCAGACATCCTTGCTGAACGGTCTCTTAGACTCTAAGAGACGTATCGAGGACCTGGAGGGACGAGAGAAGGACTATGATGAGGACCAAGAGGGCAAAATCTCCGAGGTTGAAGGCAACCTGAGGATATTCGAGGCCAACAAGGCTGACTGGGTGAAGATGGCCGACACTGAGCCCGCTGCTCTAGCCCGTAAGGGTGAGATTATGACAGCCATGGGGGGCTGTGAGGACCTAGTTCAAGGCTACGTAGTCTCTATAAAGAAGACAGATACCCACTACCAGGAAAAGCTCAACAGGCTAAGAGACGACTTGGTGGAGGTTGCCACACATCTAAAAACCGCCCAAGCTGCTGTATGCTCTATTGAAGGGCTCGCCGCTATTTGTGGCTGCTGCTACCAGAGCGTTGATGAGGTTCACACCAAGAAGGTGCGGGACGATTGGAAGAGTAAGGAGCGCCGCCATATAATCAAGCAGGGCTTGATCGAGGAGAGCCAAGCGACGACCCGCGAGAAGTGGCGTCAAGAGAAAGCAGAGTTCCAGGCCCTTGTGGACGAGCAGACAGCCATCAAGACTAAGTTTGGGGCAGAACTGGCCACAGCAGAGTCTGAGCTGAGGGCTGCCCAAGAAGCTAAGGCCGAGGTCAGTCGCTTCAACGAGCGCATCGCCACGCTGACAGCTCAGTTGGACGCCCTAAAGGACGAGACCAACCCCTACCTAGGCTTGTTGGAGGCAGAGGAAGTGTCTTTCATCAATAAGCAACAGGAACATGATAAACTAAAGAGCGAAATAGATGATCAGCGTAAGTACGAGCAAATACTCAGCTTTTGGGTGGACAGCTTCTCACCACAAGGCATTCGCAGTTTCATGCTGGAGCATGTTACGCCTCTTCTCAACCAATTCGCCAAGAAGTACGCCGACCTGTTAACGGATGGCGAGATGGAGATAACGTTCCACACTAAGGACACCCTCAAGAGCGGTAAGAGTAAGGAGCGGTTCAATATACAGGTTTCTCAGAAGCATGGCGGCAGTTCTTATGCCTCCAACTCCTCTGGGGAGCGTGCTAGGGCCAATCTCATCATCGCTTTGGCGCTTGGGGAGCTGGCAGCGCTCAGAGCCGAGAAAGCTATCCCATTCCGCTTCCTTGATGAGCCATTTGAGTCCATCGACGAGGCAGGGACCGAGGCTATCGTCACTCTGCTCAATCAGCAGCGTGAGAAATACAATACTGTGTACGTGATTACGCACCAGGACCATTTCAAGCAGCTATTCCCGAATAAGAAGACTATTGTGAAAAAGGGCGGGTTCAGCTCGCTAGAGGAAGACTAATGCCAGCCAAACCAGAACTACGAGAGACTACACAAACATTTATGCTGTCTGGTTCAGATATCCAGTCAGCTCTTGGTAATCGTGCAAAACAGCACGATGAAGAGACCAAAAAGTGTTTGACCAAGATCTCTAAGATCTTCACAGACAAGGCCGATGGGGACTATGCTAGATTAGCCCAAATAGCCACCGCAGCCATGCTTGCGCTTGTCCAAAACGTTCATTTGGCTTCAGATGCCGTCGAGGTAAAAGCACAGTTGGAGCGAGCCGCCTACTTGACACAAGAGAGACTAGACTTATTGTGTATTCAGAGAAACTTGACAGGAAGCGTATTTTACAAAGTTAGTTTAGAAGAGGCCAAGAGATACGGCCTAGTCTAAGAGGGAATATGAGTGAAAACAGAACGATACCTAAGAACTCAGTAGCGCTGATTATCAGCCGAGAGCGTGGAGCCGAAGAGGAAGACTATATGTTGGATCTCCAGGTTATCCCACCAGAGGCTGACATCACGGATGGCTATCTTACGAGTGTAGCCAACCTAGCCGTCAATCTTCTCGAACAGGCAATGTTTGGGGGAGACGACGAGGGCGATGAGGAGGAGGACTTGGACTTGCTCCCTGGCTTCCTTGACGACATCGACCTTGAGGATGAAGAGTAATGCGTATCATAGGCGTTACCGGTCAAGCCGGTTCTGGTAAGGATGAGATAGCAGGTCGTTTCGTGCAGAAGCACGACTACATGCAGCTATCTTTGGCTGACCCTATGAAGCGGTTCGGCCTCAATGTGTTTGGGTTTGACGTTATCCAGCTTTGGGGACCGTCTTCCGCCCGCAACATGTTCGACCCAGGCTTCAATGAGTGCGCCATTCGCTCTAGTCAAGTGACGTTCGAGCCAGGCTGCAGTATCGCTTCCGTGAAAAGACACTGCGATCCAGGTTGGGGAGATGCTGCTGCGCGCCTTGCTGATTATGGCGAGGGGTGGGTAAACTCCCTCCTGCGAGAGCCTGCAGCCAGAGTAGAAGCTTTGAATATGCTGTACTGGTGGTTTGGGTCTTTGGGACACCATTACAATCAGCTAAGCCCACGGATCATGCTTCAGAGCTTGGGAACCGAGTGGGGTCGAGTGGTGTGCGGAGACGATGTTTGGATCAACCAAGCCATCCACGCCGCAGAGCGCGTGTTGTGTGGTGAGGTCTACGAGCGTGAGGTAGGGTTCTTGAACGCAGAGCGTAGTCGTCCTCATACAGGGGTGGTGGTCTCGGATGTTCGGTTCCATAACGAACTACATTGCATCCACGATGTGGGGGGTAAGGTTGTCAAAGTGACCCGAGAGTCCGCCGACAAGAAGTCTAAGAAGCTAGGAATCACTGGGCACGCCTCTGAAGCCGAGCAGAAGACCTTCACCCCAGACATGTTTGATGCTGTGCTAGCCAACGAGGGCACTCTGCCTGACTTGTACAAAGCTGTGGATGTTCTAGCTGCAGCGTATAAGGGGTTGAAGTGAACATAAAACAACTATTCAACATGGCGCTCATTAGTAGGCTCACAAGCTTGCTATGCCTGGGCATATGCTTTTACTGCTACTATGAGGGGCTGGATAGAGTGACAACGCTGGCTCTTGCCTTTTCCTTTACTGGATGGATTCTTGGCTCTTTCTTTCTGGGACTGTTTCACAGCGCCCAGGCCGTTGCGCTTGAGAACGAGCTTCAGACAGCCCTACACTCGACCCTAGAGGTTGTAAAAGATGTAACGGATGGGGAGGAAAAGCCCTCTCATCCCCTTTTCAAGGACTATGACAATGAGTGAAGAAGAGAACTTCGACAAGGACGGATTAGGCAACCCTATCATGTCCAGCGGGACGATAGCAAATGCTACGGACGAGCAGCTGGCAGGAGAGAAAGAAGAACTGGATCCCGAGCAGGTTGAGGCAGCTCAGCGTATGTACCTTTCCGAGGTCATGCGACAGCTCTCCACCTCTGAGCGGTTCAAGCGTTTCTTCGAGATCAACTATCAGGTACAGACGTACTTTGACAAGGAAAAGCAAACCTTCGACATTAGGCTCATTGAGCTTCCACCTGAGTTGGCCTCTAAGAGGCTTCACGAGTTGGCCACTAAGCATGTAGAAGCGCATACACCTATGGTGGAAACCGCCACTATGGCTGACGTAGCTGCTCTCAACGACTTCGAGAAGCGAAATCCCGAGGTAAAGAAGTAATGACCAAAACCGAGTTTGCAAACCTAGCCGAATGTGAAGGCTGGGAACACGTTCTAACGTCTGTTGGTCCTGGGCAACTCGATGATGCAGGCCTGGCCGAGGCTCTATCGGACGCTCAGGAAGCTTTCAAGATTCTTGTGGAAGCAACCCCAGAGGCAACATACACTTTCTTTGATGACGATGAGGATGATTTAGAAGAATTGGATTTTGGCTAAGACGAGTGTAATCAAAGTAGGACAAACCTACGGGTCGTGGCTGGTGTTGGAGGATCACGGACGCAAGTTCTATTGTGTCTGTACCGCCTGTGGGAAGACTAACAAGTTCCTTCCCGGCTACAACCTCACTTCTGGGAGAACCAGAATGTGCAAAGCGTGCGCGACTAGGCTAAAGAGGGAAACTCACGGCATGTCGGACTCCCCAGAGTACAATACTTGGGTGCATATGAACCAACGCTGCCACAATCCTAAGAACAAGGACTACCCGCAGTACGGAGGTCGAGGCATCACAGTTTACCCTCTGTGGAGAAACAGTTTTGAGGCTTTCTACATGATGATAGGGAAGCGCCCCCACATAGACGATACCATTGAGCGTATCGACTACAACAAAAGTTACGTGCCTGGGAATGTCAAATGGGCTTCTCGGCAGGAACAAGTGCTCAACAAGAGTGACAATGTGAATCTAGAGATAGATGGCGTTACTAAAACGGTATCCCAGTGGGCTGCAGACAGCCCCGTAAGTGGTTTTACCATATACAAGAGAATCAAGAGAGGATGGCTAGAAACTTATGGCCCCTATAAAACAGTATTCGAGCCATCCGCAAAAACAGTGGAGTTGGCCCCCACCCCCGACGACGAAACCGAAGATGATTAGGAAGGCCGAGACCGTGGTATGCTATGAATGTGGAAACTACTTCACTCCGACCGGCCTCAGTATGCACGAGGGAAGCGAGAAGTGTCGCCTGACCAAGCTAGCCAAGCCCCTGAAGGTGGAGACTCTTGAAGAACAAGCACGAATGCAGGCCAAAGGAAAGGCTTGTATCGCCAAGAACGTAGCCAAGGCTATACACTCCAGAAACCTATCGGAGATGTGCGGCCTGGAAAAGGCCAAGACAAAGCTTTTACACACTGACATGGATTGCGCGGTACTCGAAGAGTATTGGGTCCATGAGTGGGTGTTTCGTATTTGGGAAGTACAAAACAGGACCGGGTATACCAGGACGGCTTACTCTCTACTAGAAAACCTCAACAATATGCCTAAGGACGAGCGTGAAAGCGAAATCGGCCTAATCATGTTAGGAATGTACGCCTGATGGCTAGAGCAGGAATCAACTCCCGTGACAAGGGCGCTAGAGGCGAAGGCCAAGTTTGTGCTCTCCTAAAGAAGTGGTGGGGCTCTGACTTTGCGAGAACTCCCAGCTCCGGTGGGTTCAAAACCAAGAAGTTCCGAGAGGACTGGAATGCCGAGGGCGATGTTGTCACGCCTGACGAGACGTTTCCGTTCTCAGTGGAAGTGAAGTGGCAGGAGGATTGGACCCTAGACCAGCTTCTGACAGCGCCCAAGAATAAGATCTGGGACTGGTGGGAACAGGCTAAGCGAGAGACAGCCTCAGACAAGCTGCCCTTGTTGGTGTTCAAGAAGAATCGACACCCCTGGTTCGTTATGATGACAGAGAACGGTATAGCCACCGCTCCACAAACAGACTTTATGAAAAGCTCAATGATACGAGTTACCGACAGGCAAGGCCAGACAGCCTATATCAGGTTGTTTGACGACTTGCTGAAAGAGCACAAGAAGCTCTGGGAGCGAACATGACCAAGAAGAAGTCAAAGAAGCAAATGGAAGAAGAACTTCCCCGGTGCAAAGAGTGCGGGAAGATCATCCTAGTCTGTATTTGTGAGAAGAACGAGCTGAAGAAGTGAGCACAAAGGGGCGTACAAAGTTTGTTGTGGCGGGATCGCATCCCCTGCTTGGGTTGGTGAGGAATCACTTTATCCAGAAGGGGCTTGCCCTAGTCCCGTGGGATGACGAGCCAGACTTCTGTCTGATCGGAGCAGGATTGGAGAATGAGGAACATCCACCTCTTGCCCAGCTGGAACTCCAGAAGATGCAGGTGGAGAACCTGCCTGTGCTCCTACTGTCTGTCTCTGATATCTGCCTTCTGGGGGAGGAGCCTAGGGAGGAAAACGCAGTGGGCTATCCTATGTACCTGCCAGCTGAAGATAGAAGCGCTTTCCTTTATGCTATGGCAGCTGAGCACTTATTCTTGGAGAGGGATGGCCGCTCCATCGTGGTTCGCCCCTTCAATGTCTACGGCCCTGATATTACTGGGGACCTGGTACACGAGTCTCTTGCCCTGTCCCGAAAGAGCGCGGTTCTGGTGAATCCCAAGGGAAAGTGGACATCCACCTCCTTTATACACCAGGAGGACTTTCTCAAGTGCCTGGACCTGCTCCTAGCCAAGAAAGCCGATGGAATCTTCAATGTAGGCTCTCCTGAGTCCGTTACTTACGTGAACCTCCTCAGAAACGTTTGGAAGTTCGTAAATGGGGGAGGTTCGGAGCCTCATATTGCCCAGGCACCGTCTAAGGGCGATATGGAGAATGAAGCACCCAGCGTATTAAAGCTCCACAAGACCATAGGCTGGCTTCCTAGCACCTCTCTGAGATCCAGGATATTCAAAATGGTGGAAGACGGCAAATAGATAGGCGTATTACTTGTTTATTACACCTTCTCATGGTAAACTATAGAAGGTTCTATACCAGTGATATACTTCTATAGAGAGTTTAGGAGCGAAGTCCTGTCAGACCCTATGGGTTTTACACATGCTGATTTAGAAGCTAGAGAACTCAGCAGGACCAATGCCTCCGGTTTATCGGAGATGGTTACGTACCAAGATGGCACTTTGTTCGTGGTTGCTACCTATCTTAGGGGCACGAAACGATACCAGGGTCTCAAATCAAACCAAGCGGCAAAGAATAACTTGCCTCCCACGGCGTAAAGCCGTATAATTACAAGCAGTTGCAGCCCAACGTATAAGCGGCAAGGCAACTGCCTTTATATAGCCCGATAAAGATAAGGACATTTTACTATGGCAATGGTAGACGCAGACTGGAGCATTGACCGTGCGACAGGCAATATTAGATACATCGGAGATGACCACACCTTGGATGGTGGCTCCCCTTCCTACGCTACAGTAATTCAGTTTCACCGTTGGGTCCAGGACTTCGCGGATAACGAGGCTTACGACTCTGGCGGAGCTGATACAGATAACATCGAAGTCGATATCATCGACAAGAACCCATCTAACAGATCTACGGATAACATTATCACGTTGGTCAATGGGTTCAATGTGGATGCAACAGCTATTGAGCACCTTTATGATGGAACGATCATTCAGGGCTCTGGTCCAACCGAGGAACGATGGGACGGTATCGTTAACTTTGGTCAGCCTAGCGCGCACATTCAGCTTCTTCAGGACGGCTCTGTCCTTTCTGATGACTACTGGAACTATGGTTTTGCACAGGGCAATGCCACAACTCCGGGCAGCGCCACTGTACTGACTGACACCGGGCTTTCGCTGACAGTTGATGAGTTTGTTGGATACACCATCAAGAATATCACTGATGGCTCTCGCGGAATCATCACCTCGAACACAGCTAATACCGTTACTGTTGCTGAGCTTTACGGCGGCACGCTTGACACTTGGACGATAGCAGACGCCTACCACATCGCAGTTCCTCTTAACGGCGACTCTGGTGCTGGTATTTCCCACCGCTTCATGGTGAAGACTCGCGAGTTCGGTGTGGACATTGACCGTAGACGATTGGTCGGTACGACTCGTCGTTACGGCAACACTTACGGTGAGTTCAAGATCAACGGTACATCGCAGGGCAACAACGTTCTGGCTTTGTCCGACTCTGGCGACTTGAATAACACCACATCGTGGGCAACTATTGACGCCCTTGTTGACATCACCAATACAGAAGGCTTGCGCCTGATTGATATTTCCGGTGATGGCACTGACGAGGAATACTACTCTGAGTGGGACCGTGGCGGTAACACCATTAACGTATTCTACGAGTACCTGAAGCTGATGTCCGCTGACGCAACAGCAGAGACTCTACAGGGCGAGAATGGTGAACTACATCGTGGTGTAACACACTCGGTGCCTTACGACCTTGAGACAGGTGTCCCAACTACGGCTACCAACGACAAGCATGTCTATGGTACGTTGATTAATACCGGCGCTGTCGGAACTGGTCCTTTCGTTGTTGGTGAGGCAGTCCATGAGGACACGGATCCTCCAGTATGGAAGGGTCGAGTACTTGGCGTTGACACGGTTGGCCCTTCGCTCATCGTTGATATCGAGTTCGGTACAGTCGGCACGGAAGCATTCACCGGACAAACCTCCGGTGCTACAGCTACAGCCACAACGAGCACAGCTCAGCTATCTGCTGGTGAAATGAAGGTCTTGGCCTTTGATGACCAGGGAACTTCTGGTGTCTTCTACCCACAGGTTACAAAGGGCATTGCTCCTCTTGATAACACGCTTGTATATGACGCAACGGATCACACGGACTTCTACACGCTGAGTGCAAACGCAACTGAGCGAGCGGTATCCACCCCATTCGTTGGTGCTTCCACAGGCTCGGCACTGATTGGTGCTTACGGTCTTGGTCTTGAAGCAGCAGATACTGCAGCTGCAGATACGTACTTCGATCTTTCGAACACGGCTATTACGCCTCCTAACACGGTTACCTTCACCGTGTCTGGATTCATCTCCGGTGACTACGTGCTCTGCACTGAGGATAACGGCGGTGATATCAACTTCACGCAGATGACTTCTGATGGAACATCCCTTACGGGTGCTGCAGTTGATACTGTTGGTGTTGTTGCAATCCCATCCGACACTCCTCTCACGGCTGGCACTAAGGGTGGCATTCGTATCGAGCGTGCTGATGGCCTTTACAGCCTTCACAGGTATACATCTCTTGACCTTACCCTGGACGAGTTCACGATCCCATCGTTCGACTTCTCGAGCAACAACGCAACTCACCCCTTCAATGTGTTCGTGTCCTACCTGGACCTCGTAACTGCATTGACTTCGGAGAACTTCGCCTACGTTTACAGCTCTGACAGAACTCACTTTGTTCGAGTACGAGACGGAGGAGCCACACCTATTAAGACCGCAGAAGCAACAGGTACAATGACCAACACAGGCGGTGTTGCTTCGGTCAACCGTATTGATGATGTCTAATGTTGCGGCCCGAGGATAGGACATTAGCTGCCTATTCTAAAGGCGGTGAATGGGTTGAAGCATAATGGCAGTTCCAACTTATGGCACTGATCTAGCCCTTATTGATGATGCACAGGCTGTAGGCTCCTACTCGGCAACGGGTGGAGGTGCGGCTGCGCTCAATGATGAGACTGATTACTTCATCAACAACACGCAGTGTATCTCGAAGAATGGTTTCACGGCTACAACGAAGGGCATCATCCACGATGACGTAGCCGCGCCGACTATTACTGCGGGCGATTGCGTCTTTATATGGGCTCGTCAGGCGAACCGCAACATCTTGGACACCATCGCCAATAGCGGTGGTGCGGTTATCATGGGGACCTCCAATGCGAACTACGACTTTTGGAACGTAGACGGTTCTAACGCCGAAGGTTCTAACCTTCTCTCGTGGATCACGTATGCAGTAGACCCCACGGCTACCGCAGACGGAACGGTCGGTACTCCGGGTACCTACGATCACTTCGGATTCCGTTGGAAGATTCTTGGTTCGGGCTCTCTGAAGGGCGCACCCAACGCAGTAGGTGTCTCGCGACACGGTCGCGAGCTGACTGTCATTGATGGGCAGGCCGCAAACTATGGCACCTTCCTGGGCGCGGGTACCTTCGACTCTGACATTACTCGACGATGGGGCATCCTCACTCCCGTTTCGGGTGGTTACTGGTTCCACGGCGCTTTCGTTATGGGAACGGTCGCAACATCGGTTGACTTCCGCGACTCTGACAGAAACATAAACGTCCTAGACGACCCACACGCACCTACAGGATTCAACGAGTTCGAGATTAGGAATGCGTCGAGTAACGTCGAGTGGACGAACATTGTTATCAAGCACCTTGGAGCGAACACGAACCCTTCGCTTCTCACCCTCAACGTTGGCACGTTCACCGGCTTGCTTTGCCAGTTTGATGGAATGTCAACTACTACGTTCTCCTCCACACAGAGCTGTACCTTTTCCACATGGTCGAACAGCGACCGCATAAACTTGAACGAGGCTGACATCTCTGGGTCGAGCATCCTCACCCCGACCGTCGCAGCGGACGAGGGCGCGGTTTTTGACGACCGCACGACTACCGGCGCAACGAACATCTCTGAGCTTGATAACTGCGAGTTCTCTATAGGAACCAACTCTCATCACGCCATCCGATTTGGTACAGGCGTGGATGATGATATTACTCTCACAGGTATTGAGTTCACAGGCTTCTCTGCTACAGCAGACGCTACAAACGCTACTCTTCGTTTCGATGCCACCACAGGCACGATGAACGTCAACTTGGTTGACTGCACAGTAGATGGCAACCCTGCAACTACAGCTAACGTTGGTGTGGATGATGCAGCTGGTATTGTAGTAACCCTTGTCGTTGACCCCAAGACCACTAAACTCACCATCACAGAGGCTGATGGCACTTTCATTGAGAATGCCAGAGTGTTCTTGGAGACCGCTGACAACGGTGGAGGCTCCGGTTTCCCTTACGAAGCTGCAGTTTCCACCTTGACACAAGCTGCAGGCGTGGCTACATTAACAGCGAGTGCGGCACATGGATTGGATACGGGCGACAAGGTTGTCGTTCGTGGAGCAGCTGAGCAGCCGTACAACGCTGTTGCATCTATCACTGTCACAAGCACAACTGTATTCACTTATGCAGTTGATTCAGGAGCTACAACACCTGCTGGTGGAACACCAGTATTCTCATACGTCCCTATTCAGGGACTAACTAACGCAAGCGGCGTAATCCAGTCCTCAAAGACATGGCCCGCTTCACAGTCCCTAAAAGGCTATGCGCGCAAGAGTTCAGCTTCACCTTACTTTAAACAATCAGCGATTAGTATTGCCGATGCCAGTGGTGGCACCGACTTACAAGTTGCATTACAACCGGACGAATAACAATGACCATTGGATCCACTAGCGGAAAAGAACCAGATCACATCGAAGACGGCGACCTCAAGACGCTGGACGAGATGAGAGGTGCCATGAAGGACCTGCACAAGGCTAAGCTCTCTCTTAACGAGAAGGCCACTGTCGAAGGTGTCATGGTTCAGATAGACGTGCTGAGGCAGCAGATGGAAATGCAGGGCGAGCAGATGAATAGGCTCATCGGCATGTACACCACACTAAAGAACCAGTTCGACCAATACCAGGCCCAGCGTGTCATCGAGCTGCAGTCTTGGCTAGCTAATGGCGGGTCTACTACACCCGAAGATATGGAGAAGTAAACTCCCGTGGCTCTCAGTCTCAATCCAGCAACAAAGGTGATTACGATTCCGCAAGCAGATTTGACGTTTGTGTCGGGAACGTTGTACGAGCTGGATACTAATGCTTTTCGCCTAAATGTGTTAGCGTTGATATCTAGTGAGCCTTACATCTGGATGCCGGATGCTTATATCCATAATACTGAGGTAACTGTGGCAGGGACTACCTTTGCCCGCACCTTGGAGTTTATCAATGGATATAGCGTAGAGTTCGAGAACCTTTCCTATTCCGTGCGCCTTTCTGGTTCGAACAATAACATCTTTGATGTTGAAAATGGCATCTTGGTACAGAACCTTGTACAGGTTATCGCTCAAAACTCCGGTGGTCTAATCGTCAGTGTTCCAGCTCTTACAGCTCAGGAAACTGCGGACGCAGTATGGACTCCACCAGCTACCGATTACACAGACCCACTAACTATGGGTGGCAAGCTGTTCACAACGCTTGCTGCTTTGCCTACGGATACGCGAGATGCTGTTTGGACAGCCGCAACCACCTTGTACTCCGATGATACTAAGATGGGCGGCAAGATTCTGGCAGACCTAACCGCCCTTCTTACTGCTCTTAGTGGCGGGGTGGATTTGTCACCTACGCAGACACTTCAGCTCAAAGAGATTTGGCAGGTTCTGGGCCTAGACCCAGCCAACGTGCTTACAGTATCCAAGACCCTACGAACAGCAGGTACAGCTGTTACACAAACAATCCAAGAGGATGTTCCAGTCGCAGGTTCGGTGCGCGTAACTAAGACATAATGGCTACCGTAACTGTCATAGCTGATCCACTATCCATTGCTACCCATGGCCTACTTGACGGGTCGTTTGGTACGGCTATACGTGGTTGGATCATCTATGAGGAGATTCAAGACATCGTATCCGTCCCATTGGCTCCAGGCTGGTGGGTTCGTAGAGACGAGACAGAGCAGTGGTACGGCCCTCTATCATACAGGGATGCTAACCATCAGGCTAGAACTATGACCAAGCCTAAATACCTCACCAATGCTATTACCGTTGAGTATGCGCAGGTTGGTCAGGTTGTGGGCGCGCGTCCAGGGGATCCTTCCACCTTGCAGCCCGAGATGAAAGTTGTATACTTGTACGAAAACGGCAAACAATACCTAGGCGGTAGGATGGCCGAGTTCAACAAAGACAAGGTACCAGTGTCGTGACAAAAGCATACGCCGACTACCAGACGTATGTAGACTTGCTTCTTGAGCATAGGCCTACGCTCATCATTGGGTTTGACGAGACCGGAAACGGCGCTATCGCTGGTCCACTGGCTGTGGGTGCTTGTGCGCTTGAGCTTGACTTCTCAAAGAAGGTCAAAGACTCTAAGCGCTATTCTGATTCGTCCCGCCTAAAGGCGTATGCGATGGTGAAAGCCGAGTCTCTTAGTAGCAAGACGTTCTATGCGTATCCTGATGCCATTCTGGAGCACGGACATGCGGCTTCTCTCACCGACCTTTACACACAAGCCCTTACATATATGTATGAGGAGTATGGAGACGCTGGGCTTTACATCTTGGACGGAAACCAGGTTGTTGAAGGCCTAGACATCCCGCATACAGCTTTAGTGAAAGCCGACGACTTTATTCCAGCTGTATCAGCCGCTTCTATTGTGGCTAAGGTAGATCGTGATTATATTATGCAAAGCATACAGCCCGACCCCTGGCACTTTGAAACGTCTAAAGGGTATCCCACGCCTGCCCACCTTAGGGTGCTCGCTGCGAGGGGTCCTATAGAGGGCATACACAGAATGAATATCGAAAAGGTTCAGAAAGCCTTCGATAAAGTAGGATGGTACAAAGAATAAGACAATGCAAAAGCCGATAGAACAAATCAAGCACGGAGACAAAATCCTTGCAGCAATGGAAGAAGAAGCCCTCTTCTTCGTTGAGGATATCCGCAGGGCTACTGGCTTAGACAAGAAAACTCTACAAAGTGCTCTGTCTAGGCTACTCAAGAACCGCTACCTATACAAGAATGATAGGGGCCAGTGGTTTAGGTTAGAGGACTAAGAGTAGGGACAACATGGGGAAAAAGATATCACTATACGGTGTGGAGGACTGGTCCTCTGGTCACCATTTGGCCGCGTTAGAAGCTTACATCGCTAAGGGGCACTCGTGCGCCACCAACAGCGTGCAAACAGCTGTACAAGCGTGCCTTGAGCTTTTGGGTACCCGGTCTTCTATAGTTCCGGTTATCCTTCCAGTAACAGCTCCGCCCGACACCTTAGCTGGTGTGCTGAGAGCGGGAGCACACCCTATGCTTCTGGACATTGATGAGGACACTCTTCAAATGGACCCAGCACAGCTCAGGGATGCCATAGCTTTGTTGGCTGAGGATGAGAGGGTGCCAATTGTCCTTTTCAATCGGCCATTTGGCAGTCCTGTTTCGCCAGACTTGCTGGTGCAGGTAGACGAGCTATGCTCTATTTGTGACTCGCGCCTGGTTCCCCACCCTGATTTGGTGGAGGAGGACCTGCCCGCAGTGTTCAATATCTTTGACCTGACACCTATTTGTGGCAATGGAGCAGTAGTTGTTCATGCCTTCCCCAAGCAGATGGCACAGCTCAGAGCCGTCAGAAACGGGCCTATGGGCCTCGCTGGGGCACTCTCCGAGGTCCAAGCCAAGAACGTATTGGCTCACCTAAAGAGCTACCCACTTGAGATAAGTCTTTATAAGAGCATGGTTTGTAGCTATCTTGAAGAGCCAGAAGCTCCAGAGCATCTATTGCATAGCAAATGGCCCGCTCCCCTGTGGTTCCGAGTTCCTAATGCTCGCAAAGCCGTGGCCCAACTGGCTTCCTATGGTATTGAAGCAGCGGTGGGCCTAACTCCTCTATACATCCTTGAAGAGGTTAGGAATAGGTACCAAGAGGAGCCTGAGTATCCTGTAGCCGATAAGCTACAGAACAGTTTTGTATGTGTCCCAACCCACCAGAATGTGCAGGGCCACGAGAAGAAGATTATCCAGCACATCAACGAGGTACAAAGTGAGTAAGAAGAACGTAGCTGTCCATATGCCCGAGATGATCCCTACGGAGCTTCTCACAGAGCACCCGCGAAACTCTAATAAGCAGTCTAAGCATATGTTCAAACAGCTTAGGGAATCCATTCGGGAACAAGGATTTGATGAGACCCTTACCGTGGTTCCCCGAGATGACGGGAATGATGGGTATTGGATCGTGGCAGGAAACCATCGCTTCCGAGCTGGGGTAGCAGAGGGAATGGATGAGTTCCCCGGTGTGGTCCGAAAGGATTGGGATGCCGTGCAGCAGCAGATTGAGATAGTTCGCAGAAACTATGTTCGTGGCGCAATCGACAAAGATGCTTTCACCATCGCTGTCAACGCTTTGTCCGCCGAGCAAGAGGTTACGGTAGCTGAGATCCGAGAGGCTATGGGCTTTGAGGACACTGAGGCATTCCTTGACTACTACAAGGAAGAGAACGAGCGCCAAGAGAGAGCTATGGCCGCAGCAGTCGAGCACCGCAGTAGCGCACCCGCTATCAACATGATTGATGACATGGGACTCGTGCTGTCCACAATCTTCGAGGAGCACGGGGACACAGTTCCTTACAGCTTTCTCATCTTCCCCGCCGGGGGTAGATCCCACATGTTTTGTGCAGCTACACCCGCTTTGGTGCGTAGCCTCACATCTGTAGCTGAGTATTGTATCGCAAATCACCTGGATATCAACGTTGTTTTGGGCGGATTGCTCACGATTGGCATAGATACCAGCGGTATGATAGGCTCTAAGGAAGTAATTGAGGCGGGCTCCGTGGACCTGGACAAGGAACCTAAAGAAGAGTTCTAATGAAACGATACCAAAACTGCTCCTGGCCCGTAAAGCTATGGCGCTGCCGATGGCACCTCCTTAGGCCCTTCTGGGCTATCAGGTTCTACTGGTACAGCGATAAGAGGACCACGACCTTCTCTGATGCGTGGAGCTATGCTCATGGCTGGGCTCACTACTGCATGGAGTGGTGGTACACCCACGATGAGGTCCGAGATCAAATGAAAGACAAGTTTAGATGACCGTAGAGATACATACTCCGAGCCCTATTATTAGGCCAGAGGACATCACAATGGACGACCTTAGAAACCTTTCTAAGGACTCGTTTCCGCTGTGGTGCCTGGCTCATGGAGCTGAGGTCGATAACAACCCTGTGGAGTTCGAACACCATAGGTATCTCCTACCTGTCTATGCAGACCAGTCCAATGAGGTCGTGCTCGCTAAAGCAGCACAGCTTGGAGCTACTGTTTGGATGATGCTCCGCATCCTGTGGTGGCTGCACGCTCACCCAGGGCGTAAAGCAGGGCTGTACATGCCCAATAAGGAGCTTGTGGACAACACCTCGGCTGACAGGCTCACCCCGCTCATGCAGTCTGTGCCTCCTATTCGTGAGATATCTGATGTGAACGACAAGCTGGGCCTACGAAAGGTTGGGAAGTCGTCTTTCTACCTCTTACACCTGGGGGGTAAGTCAGCAAAGGACTCCGTGCCTTTGGACTACGTTAGCTTCGACGAGATTCGTCTCTGTAGTGACAAGGATATCGACCAGACGATGGAACGTATCGCTCACTCACCCTACAAGATGAAGCTATTCGCTTCTACTACAGGTTTACCAGGGTCGAACATCGACATGCGGTTCAACCTGGGCCGCCAGTATACGTGGCAAGCCAAGTGTGGCTGCCCCGATGGCTGCAACTTAGCCAGAACATTCCCTGACTGCATCGTTCCTGATGACCCAAGGCGACCCGGTGAGGTCTACCTTCGCTGCCCCAAGTGCAAGTACGAGATCAAGAACCCTCAGAACGGGCGCTATGAGTCTCACAACCCAGGGGCAGACTACAACAGCTACCATGTGTCCCAGCTGGTGTCCAGGTTCATTACTCCTAAAGAGATTTGGGACTTCTGGAAGAGAACCACTAACCGTGCTGAGTTCTACAATGCTAAACTGGGCCTTCCCTACGTGGATGCCGAGAACATGGGCATTACCCTGCCGCTCCTCAAAGCTGCCGTGGATGATAGCCTCCCGTGGGCCGAGCCCCGGAAGCAGGCAAGCAAGTGTGCTATGGGCGTTGACCAGGGCGCTGGTTACTTGATGGTGACTATCTCAGACCTGAAGGAAGGCAAGAAGCGCATACGCCACGTTGAGATCATCGAGCAGCACAACCCCGCCTATCGTGGCCCTGAGGGGGAGATCCTTAGCCCCTTCAACCGTTTGGGAGAGCTAATGCATGAGTTCAATATAGGATTGGCTGTGGTGGATTACATGCCTAACACAAATGATGCCCTACAATTCGCTCGTCAGTTCCCAGGGCGCGTATTCCTCGCCTACTACTCCAGGGATGCCAAGGAAGTTGTGCAGTGGAACGACAAGAAGCAATACAAAGACACCATCAGGAAAGCTGGGCCTTTTCTCAAGTTCAAGCACACCTGTCAGATAGGTAGGTTCCCCTCCCTGGATTATATGTTCGGTGAGTTGAAGTCGGGTGCTTATGTCATACCTGACCCCGAGCGCCTACGTCAAATGGCTTACGATGAGAAGACCAACATCTTGGTTCCAATGGCTCCTTGTCAGCTTTTGTTCAACCACCTCACCCGCCTGGTGAAGCAGTGGCACGAAACGAACGAAGAGACAGGTGATGGAAAATGGCAGTGGGTCTACGCAGGAGGAGATCCTCATTTGGCTCACTCGCTTAACTACTGTAACGTTGCGTTAGAGCGAATGAAGAGACAAACCCTCTTCACATTCGCCTAAACGAGGGGGATTTGTACCGTGCCATATATCAAGCAAGAAGACAGACTACCAATACCAGAAATGATTCCTGAGTCTGCAGGAGACCTAAACTACCTTTTCACTAAGCTCATACAAGAGTACATTGACGAGCGAGGTGGATTGAGCTATGCTATAATTAACGAAGTAGTAGGTGTTCTCGAATGCGCCAAGCTAGAGCTGTATAGGCGGCTAGCGGCACCTTACGAAGACGAAAAGAGAGAGCTGAATGGGGATGTCTACTGAACATCCCCCCAGTGCCCCATCTACAACACCTCTTTCCCGGCCCTACAAGGGGTCATACAGCGGACTATAAGCCCACCATGACCTCCACCCCCTTCAAGCCCAAATCGGCCCCTAAGAAGGCCCCGAGTGTTACTCTTACCCAAGAGGAAGAAACCTGCAACCGTCTCCTAGACGAGGTTAGGAGCCTTCACAGACAGCTTTATGAGGTTCGCTTTGAGGTGAACAAGGCTGGACCTGACTTTGACAGAATGTCTGTAGTAGGTGGTGTTCAGAAGATCACGAAAGATATGCGCGAAGCACAAGCTAACGTCCGTAAGCTCGAAAAAGAGCTGGACAAGATGATAAAGAATTCCTAGAGGAGAGATAGATAAGATGAGACTGTTACAAATACTAGCTCTTTCATTTTTGGTGTTAGCTGCTGGCTGCCCCAAAGAGAAGCGAGCCCTAAACATTGCGAGAAAGTCCGTTGAGATTTCAGCGCAGACTGTTCAACTTGCTGACCTACAGGTTAGCTTTCTTTACCAAGATGCAGCAGAGACTTGTCTCGCGTCTTGGGACACCCGCGCCTCCTACGATGCTTGTATCGCGAAGTGGGACAAGACCGTACTAGCCGTCAACGCGATGAAGATCTCTCTTCTATCGCTGGAGACCGCTCTGGACGCATGGGAAGCTGGTAGCCCCAACGGAAGAGACAATCTTCTAGGTGCTGCGGCATGCTTCGTTGAAACCATGGTAAACGTTCAAAGCTTGTTAGCTGTTCTGGGAACAGATGTTCCTGCCATTAACCAAGGCCTCGCTACTGTATCCGGCATGTTCGGTGAAGGTGGCATTGCCTGCCCACAAGGAGTTACACCATGAATTGGTCATCAGTAACTAAAATCATCCCATCCGTTATCTCGTTCGTAGGTAGCATGATTGGTACCCGCAAGCGCCCACCTAAGAGAGCCGACGAGATCCTAGGCGGTGCTGACGAGCTTACAGAGTCCCAGAAAGCAAAGGCCGCTGCAGATGCTGCAGCTGATGCTAAATTCGGCAAGTAATGCTGCGTAAGACGATCCTGTCAGCTATACTAAAGACTCACTCTTTACCAACACAGGAGAACCCTTAATGCGGCTCACAACCAAAGATAAGATCGTAATGGTCTTCGTTCCCATTCTATCAACTGTGGGACTATATGCAGCTCTTGCTTACAAACACCTCTGGTGGCCCTTCTAAATGCTCATAGGAGACATCGTAACTTTCTTAACATGCTTAATCTTTGCCCCACCCTTTGTAGTGTGGGCTATTCACCACCTCAGTAGGAAGAAATGATTATGACAAACATCTTTATTGACATTCTCGGAGAGACCGAGGACGAGCCAAAAGAGAAGAGGGTAGCCGAGCCAGTGCCTGTAGCCAGGCCCGACCGCCAACTCAGAAAGCAAGTAATCAATATTGATGGTGAGGTTATTGACGACCCTTACGCTTAGACACCCGACAAGACAAAAAGGCCCCTAGGATCACTCCTAGGGGCCTTTTCCAATTCAGCCGTGGATGGACAGCATCGCTAGGGCTATTATCTCGGGGTCTGTAAGTTGCTCCACGAAATCCTGGTCGAATATACCAGTGTCCAGAGACATATAGCCTGTATCATCTTGAATAAGAGCGGCTAGGCCCCCAGGGGTGTCTTGTATCTCTACAAACCTAAAGCAGTAGTCTGGCTGGTCTGTTTGTTTGACTACCCAGTACGTCTCGCGCTGCAGATCCGTGCCTCCACAAGTGCGGAAGTAGGGGTCTCTAGTAGGCCTCGAAGACATCTCGCTTAGGGAAGTAAATGATGTGGTCGGTTTCAGTGTCGCCCTCGAAGGTAAAGACAGAGAGTTCGATATTCTCTTTGCGTGGGTCGTGGCCCTCGTTCCGGGCTTCACTCAGCCAAGCAGCCATAACCCAAGGGGCAGGCACATTAGCCTCGTGGACAAGCAGAAAGCAGGTGTTCACAGAGCACGTAGACTCCGCCCAACCGTCCATGTCGGCAACCGCGCGCATACCTGCGTCCTCGTACCAGTTACAAAGCTTTGTGCCTGAGCGAAATGGAGCTTTGTCAACTTTTCCTACTACAATAATAGGTTCAGTGACCACCACAATGTTCTCCTCCAACACCGGAGCATTAGGCACAGCAGGTCCAATCTCCGCTGTGGGTACAGGATCCGGGAACGCAGGCCCCACTTGGTTAGCCTTGTAGACAATAAAGCCTACTAGTGCGATGCAAACCATGCCTGCTATTACTTGTTTCTTATTATCCATTTTCGTCGTCCTTCTCCATAATCTCTGTGTCATCGTCCCAAGAGACAGTTTCCTCTTGTTCAAGTTGTTTACCTCTCCAGTTGTCATAAGGTGCGCCTTGCACAATCTCGTGTTGAATAAAGGCGGCGGCCTTCATGTCTTGGAGCATCATTTCTAGTTCGGTGATGAGTTCATCAAGGGTTTCTCCCATAGGAACCTCGGGGTCAGTGTAACCAAGCCCTGGGTACTCCTCGCAGACGTGGTAGAGCGTTTGCCCACCAGCCTTGACCACAAGGGGCGCATAGCGCCAATGAAACTCCTCTTCTCCCTCTTCCGTGATTACTTCTTTAGTCTTGTCCATCCTCTTATAATCCTTACTCAGAAACCAGCGCAGTGCGTGCATCCAAAATGGGTGGGGCAAATGCGGTGGGTGCCAATTCTTCATATAACTTCTAACATCAGCAAACCAATCACTTCTTGAATATCACCATGATCGTGCAACTCCGCAAGGGGCTCTAGCCTCTTATAGAAGATTTGTCGCTTCATATGCGCGTTATCCGCTCGGTGCATGAGGTCTACGAACCAGGCATCAGCCCACCATTGGGTCTTAGGCTTGATCTCGTACTGGAGATACTCAACGCTGGTGTATGCCTGCATGAGCCCAATGGCATGTCCCACCTTCCTGCGTTCTAAAGCTTTAGCAATCCTGGTGTCCACAAACCGCTTACCAGACTTCTCTAGCTGGTTCCAAATAGCTATTGCGGAGTCACAGTGAACATCAACGCTGTCGATCTGTCTCTCGATAGCAGCTAGCTCCTTCTTGCACTTAATGGAGCGAGCCTCAGCTTTGATAATGCTGGACTTCTTGTACTGGGCGAGCTGTCGAAGCTCGCTCTTTACATCCTGTCGCCATTTCTTCCAAATACGTGCCATTAGCTCCTCAAAAGTAGTGCTCTCTCTACTTGCTCCAGCAATATGCGCATCGTCACACACTTGTCAATGTATTCTGTCTTACCAGAATGGGAGATTCTTGCCTTCCACTGTCCATCCCTAGTCTTGTATACATGTATATCAGCGTTCATTAGTGTAGTCCCTCGGTAGCCGGTTCATAAGGTGTGAAGTCTGTGATTAGGTCGCCCAAGGTCAGGTCTTGCGTAGAGCCACCAGGCACCGTGAGAGTCACCATTGGCTCCCAACCCTCTCCGTGGAGTCTTGGAAAAACGTGTACAATGTAACAAGCAGACGGATCGGGGTCATCCTTGAAGCGCCACTCTGCGGTGCCAAACAACTGCTCCAGCTTCTTACACACCAGGTCAGGAAGATTGATAACTGTAGGGGCCTCTGTGGGTACAGTCTCCACCGGCTTGCGCCTGTTGAAGAAAGCTTTGAAACGCTGCCACCGGGTCGCAGTTGTTTGTTCCACTGCATCCGCAAGGAAGCCGTCCAGGTCTATATCGAAGGCTTCGCTGCCATCATCTGGGATAAACACGAAGCGTCCTTTGATTCCATGCATGTTATTGTCTCTCCAAGATGAGTAGCCCAGCTTCTGCTTGAATGCTCTCGGGGTCATCTTTGTATTGCGCTATGTTGTCGTAGAACACTTTTCTCTTTTGTGCGGAGAAGCCAGCATCTTTCATGCCCTTGACCATATCTCCTACCCAGGAGGGAGCCCAATGAGCGTCGAGTAGCTCCACTTTGTCCACTCGACATAGGAGCTTGGTCTTCACAATGAGGATACCACACGTCTCCTGAAGGTCCCGTGCTATCAAAGCTTTAGCAGTCTTGCCATCGAGCCTCTTGTAGCCCTTCTTGGCCATATTGAACATACGCTTGTTAGCGAGGGTGTTCAGCTTGTCCAAGGTATCCGCCTTCTCGTTGAAGTCATCAGCCTGTGCTTGGTGGCGTGCTGCCTTCTGTCGGAAGTATTCCTTGCGAAGCTGTACGTCCTTCATCCCAAACACGTCTGGTAGGTTGGGCGGGAAGCTCCTCTTCTTAGCAGTTCGCATTGGTGCCCCATGCGAGTTGACCACCCCATAAGGATCTGAATCATACGCCATCGTCGTCATCCTTATCTTCCCAGTCAGCATCTTCTATGTCAGCCTCAAGCTGGGGGGCCTCGGGTTCCTCTAACTTGTTTAGGGAGCCGTGAATCACGCCACGCAATCGCATCTGCTTTTCCTTCTCGTCCATGTTGTCAAACTCCTCAAAGAAGGGAGCGACCTTGAGCGTGTGATCGTGCTCGATGGCCTTACGGGCGAGGATGCCAAGATCCATCATTAACTTATTGCTCTTATCACGAGAGGTCATAACCGTATCTAAAGCTTTATTAGCCGCTGCTGGGTTCGTGTCCTTATGCTTGAAGAACATCTCCCACGCACGCTGCTCTACCTCGGAATAGAGGGAGACAGTCTCACCTACTACCTGCTCCTGATCAATGGTGCGACCGATGGCGGCATACACTTCACGGATCTTCTTTAGCTGCGCATTGATATAGGGCTGGCTAACCTCCTCCAACTGGGCAATAGCCGTCTGGGTGAGCCCCCGTAGTTTGTAGTTCACGATCCTGCGCTGTCGCTCGTTGAGTTCGGCGGGCGGGTCTTTTATCATGTCGTCCATAGCCGCTGCTAAGTCGGTAGGATTCCTGATTAGTCTGTCATCCTTCTTTGTCATCAGTTTCCTCTTCGTGGGTACAGCTGCTTTTGTCAGTGCAGATCGGACACTCGAATACGAGACAATCTACTTCCTCTAGCTGCTCGTCCGTATCGTCCAGGTCGGGCTTCTTTGTGCCAGGGCTATGAGCGCCTTGGTGCCTACTCCACGCTCCCACTGCCTGTGCTGACCTACGTTTCGTCATAAGTTCTCTCCCTATTGTTTCCTGTAATTCGTCCCACTTGTTACTCATATCTGTTGCCCTTAGCTATATTCTCCAGGGCTGGTAAATACTGTAGGTTCTCTAAAACATGTAGACCAGATACGTTGTGTCCTTGTAGCGGGACAATGTGGTCTACGTGGTGCCCCTCTGGGCATCCCTCGTAAAAGGCTACAATAGCTTTATTGTCTGCCCATTCGGGGGTTCGGTTCATCTTGGCTAGCTTGTATTTCCTGGTGGCTGCCGCGTATCTCCCAAGGTTCTCTTTCTGGTAGGCCAAAGAACGCTTTCTATTCTTCTCTCGTTGTTCTTCGGTAGGAGGATGGGTTTTGGCATACTTCTTGTTAGCCTTGGCAAACTTCTCTGGCTTGGTCCTTTGGTAGGCCAGGCGACACGCTTTGCACACGCTCTGATGCCCGTTCTTCTTGCCCTTGTCCTTGTGGTACATGGCTAAGGGCTTGGTTTCTTTGCATTTTGAGCAAGTGTACATGCTACTTGAGTATAACCACTGGGTGTTACTGCGTCAACCCCCGCAGTGGTTGTAGCCAGGATTCCCGCTATAGCCACAAGACTCACCTGGGGCGCAGTCATCTGGGCTATTACAAGGTGTGTACTCCTTCATTCCCCACACCCCGATGCAGGTCAGCGTGCCGGTGGGAACGACAAAGTATTCCCCAACCTCCGGGAGGGACGTTAGTTCTTCGCACATGTCGGCGCAAACAAACGCCTGCACAAGTACGATATCCGCCGTGTTGATAGGCCGCACAAACACGCAGTACGGGGGTGGGCCACCATACCGTTGCGCCTCGAATACAATGTGTAGAGAACCATCCTGACCGTCTACACCAGGGGCACCATCCACACCAGGGGCACCATTCGTGCCGTTCGTGCCATTCGTGCCATCAACACCGTCCGTGCCGTTCGTGCCGTTCGTGCCATTCGTGCCATCAACACCGTCCGTGCCATCCTCGCCAGAACAGACAG